CTTTCGCTGAAAACGTGACAGCGGTTATTCCCGTAAAATTAATGTCCGTCGTATTCGTGCCCGCGATATTAAAGTCGGTTCCGTCGTGGCCCATCTGCACCCAGTCGGTGTCTGCGCTGTTACTGATGCGGAGGGCTACGCCATCTCGCATCCAATTGAGTTTGTTCGTGCCATCGCACTGCATACTAACCGTGTACGAGTACTGGGAGGCGTTAGTCGTACTAATCTCTAAGATGCCGTCCGGTACTTCCGTGGCAAGCAAGAAAGTCGAGCCGCTGCCCGTACCGAAGCCGCACCAACCTAGCCATTCCCAGTTTCTATCCCAGAAGCTAACCACTGGATCGTAGGTTGCGCTTGCGGCGGGTGGCGATACGGGAGAGGCATTGGCGTCCATTAGACCCAAGTCACCACCGACGTCGAAGTAGAAGCCGTTGGCTCCAACCATTATAGGCCACGACGCGCCCGTCTCAAAGCCAATGTTAGTTGTTTGCGAGCCGCTAGTAGACTCAAAGATGATCTTAGCTGCGTTCTCTAGTGTTATATCTCCCGTGACCGTTCCACCAGCCTTGTTTAATGCACTGTTTATTAGGGCGTGTTTACGTCTCACAAGAGTTCCTTAAATAAGTGGGGCCCATTGAGGGGGGCCCCGAAACCTTACGACTGGATGATGCCTGCGTCCCGCAATGCTGCGAGGATGCTGTTGATGGCAGTCTCAATCGGTGTGTCGTCTGTCGCGTATGTTCCCGTTACAGCTACATCTACGATGGCTGCTGGGGCGTCTACGTCGGCTACGACTCCTGTTGATACTCTACTCATGATAATCTCCTAGGGATATTAAGCGTTAGGGACCATCAAAGCTACGCCAGCTTCCGGACGCATCAGGCCAAGACCATAGATCTGGTCAGCCGTGAACAGGTCAGCAAGGAACTCTTGCTTGTACTGTGTCTGCGAACGTGGGCTCAGCTGCTCAGCCAGAACGATAGCGTCCTTCTGGAGCAGTAAGCAAGCGCGGTAAGCGGTTGAGTCGTTAGCTTCAACGGTTGCAACGTTGGTTGAAACATATACGGGAACGCCGTAGATGTCGCCAATCAAGCCATTGCGAATCGTGTTAGAACCAGCGACTTCACCAACGAACGCCTGCTCGGTGAATCGAGCGATGCCCATCAATCGACGTTTCTCAACAGGCGGAACGACCAGAGCGCGTGAGCGGCTCGGTACGTTAGCGTCGTCAAGAGACTGGATTGCTCGGCGGATACCAGCGTCAGTCAAAGCAGTACCGTTACCAGAACCTGCTTGTGACCAGAGCGTAGTACCGTCGCCGCCGATTACAGCTTTAGAATAAGCCGTACCAGCAGTGGTAGAACCGCCGCCGAACTGTGCGCCCAGCTCATGGACGTCATCATCAACTTCCGTGGCTAATGCATAACCAGCGTCATCCGTGTAGAATGAACGCATGGAATCCATAGCTTGGATCTTGGCGATGTCTTCGATGAGTCGTGAGTACTCGAAGTGCGTTGCGATCGTGAGATCGAATGCGGTGTTGCTTTCAGCGATAAGCGTGACTGCTGTTGCAGTTGCCTTAGCTGAAGCTGAGCCGCGTGTCGGGCGAGGGATGTGAATCGTATCGCCTTTCTGACCGTGGAAGTCAAGACTGGTGACCAGCTGCGGCATGACGAGATTAGCTTTGTAAGCTGCTAATACTTCTTCACTCCACAGTTCCGGTACGAAATTACCAGCACTGACTCTACCGACGGCATTTGTTGCTGCAAATGTTGCTGACATGATTAATGTCTCCTGCGTGGTAGTAGTGGTTAAAAGTTAAGGTTAGTCACGGACGTTCCCTTCTCCAAGAGCTATACGGTATGCTGCACCGTTAGCCTTGACGTAGGCCTCTGCCGCTGGGTCTCCCTGCTTAGCTCGGATCTTCTGTGCCAGCATCTCGCGTCGTGAGAAACGATCTGGTGCCACATGCTCCGCGCCTGAGCCGGATTCCAGTGCCAAGTTTTCTACGCTGTTAGCAGGGTCGATAGCCGGTGTTTGGCTAGCTTCCCATAGCGTGAACAAGGCATCCGCTGCGGTCATGTCGTATGCGTCTGCGCGCTGAGCAAGCTCATAGCGGGTGGCATCTTCTCTGACCCAACTGCCAAATTCATCGGTAACTACGGTCTCTTGAAAGTCAGGGTGCTTGCTTACGAAGTCGTTACGCTTAGCGACAACGGCATTCTCTGCAAGCTCTGCCTTCAGGGCCTGAGCCTCGATGATGGCGGGATGTGAATCAACAGCTCTTCGAACTGCTTCATCAGGATTCTCGTAGATATCATCCGGAGTTATCGGTGCTGTCTCTACGGGAACGACTGGCTCGTCCGGTGTGGTGCTTACGAAGTTGTCGATAAGTCCTCGGTAGTCTCCCATTTGCTGCCCTTGGCGGCTATAGGCTACTTCTAAGTCCTTGTATCGCTTCTCCCAATCGACTTCAGGTGTAGAGGTTTTACGCTCCTCCTGCTGGTCCTTGGCAGCCTCGATCTCTGCGTCAACGCCGGTCACTTCCGGTCCTGTATACTTGCTGCCTCCCGGCAGATAATCTTCATACTTAGCCATGTCAATGACTCCTCTCTGTACCACTCCCACTAGGGGGTGTATGGTGAATGAAAGCTACTCCCGAGGATCGGTGTATAGCCTACTGTCCGGCGTCCCTGTGCCGTTTTGTGATCCGGTCTCCGACCGTCTCGTATGCTCCGGGCATCCCACATCGGGCCATAGCCTCTAGGTCAAGCCCCGGAGCTGATGTCATAACCTGCTTAGCTGTTCTGCCACAATCTGGGCAGGGTGCAGCGGCGTGTTGTGCCATCGGTTGTACCTTCTCGAAGTCCCCGTGCTCGGTACACCTGTAGTTATAGGTCGGCATTGGTCTTCTCGGTATCTTGCAATAGAACTGTGTTGTCGCGGAGGTTGATGATGTAGGCAAATGCTGCGCACCAGCCCTTCCCAAACACCACGTCGTCCCAGTCCTTAGCGTTCTCTAGCAGGTTGCCCTGCGCTTGGTATATCTGTCGTGTTAACTCTGCCTTGAGTGTATCCCATTCAGGATATCCAGTGAGAGTTATCATCTCTTCAATCCATTTGTCGTCCATATCTTACCCCTTGGTTGCTGGTTTCTTAGCTTCCTTCGTAGCTTTGATCCTGTCGATCTCGTTACGCTCGGAAGCGATCTCGTTCTGACGGTGGCCCATCTTGGCCTTCTCACGTCCTATGACTGCATTAGCTGCTTGGATGTCAATCTTCTCGTCTTCCAGATCCTTGTTGACGATCTCATGCTCAGTCTTAGCCACGACCAGTGCGATGTCAGCTTTGATCTTCTCGATCTCAGCCTGCTCCTTCTGGAGTGCTGCCTGTGCCATAGCCATCTCTAACTGCTGCATCTCAGCCTGCTTCTTCTGGGCTTCCGGATCGGGCTTGCTAGCCTCTTCCATAGCGGCCAGTAGCTCATCCCGCTTAGGCGTTCCCGACAACTCAATGACCCCTTTGAGGATCAGATTGTAGTTGGGTGAGTCTGGAGAGACCACGCTAAGTAGGGCAGTCAGGTTGGACTGCTCGAACTCACGGGACACAATGCCCATAGAGCCCTTGACAACGAAGTCAAAGTCATTCGGGTACCGCTGTGAATTCACCTGCATAAGCCTCCATGTGGACTTACGAATCAGGGGATTCAGGAACTGACGCTCTAGGTTCCACATGGTCCGACGCATCCGCTTGAGGGCAGATGACTGGATCATGCTGATACCAGAGGCCGTCTCGTTACGGCGGTCACTGTTCAGTGGTGCGTTAGACTCGATAGAGCCCGTAGCTACCTGTACCAGACGCTCCATCTCAGAGGACTGGTTGAATGTGGATGGATCTATGTTGCCGAGAATGACTGGCTCTAGTACTTCAGATGGTCGACCGCGAGTCAACCATACCTTTCCGGGCCTCACTCTCATATCAGGGTTACGCGGCAACCTTGTTATGTCGGCACCCATCATAGGGCTCGTT